AAGCTGCACTAGGTAGCGATGAATCAAAGCTCTACGTAACTGCAGCCGATGATTTTGCTGGAAACCCAGCGTTTAACCCTACTCAGTACCTACAAGAATTTGTAACTAATACACGTTTTGGTACCCCGGCTATCGATGCCTGTTCTCAGGGCGTTTTGCCGGCACAGGGTATGACCATAAATGTGCCCTCACTTGTTACGGCAGCTGGCGGCGGTACAGGCGTAGCGCCAACCGTTACAGTAGAGGCAGAAAACGGCGCAGTATCGAATACAGATATGCAGAGCGCGTATCTATCGGGAACCGTACAGAAGTACTCCGGTATGGGCACCATTAGTATCGAACTCCTCGAGCGGTCAGATCCAAATTTTTATGCGGAATTGACACAACAGCTACAAAACGCATACCTAACTACAATCGATACTGCAGTAGTAAATGCTCTACTAACAGCTAGTACAGGTTCAACACCTACAACAGCTGATAGCGATGGAGTCATCGCTTTTACCTCACAAGCTGCAGCAGCCATTTACAAAAACACCGGTTACTTTGCTCAGAACTACGTAGGTAATGCCGCACAATGGCAGCTACTAATGGGCGCAACAGATACCACAAAGCGACCAATCTATAACGCTATCCAGCCAATGAACGCAGCCGGACAGGTAGGCCCACAGTCTATTCGCGGTAACGTACTAGGACTTGATCTCTACGTAGACAAGAACTTTACAGAGACCACAGTGGATGATTCGTCAGCTCTAATTTTGGCACCTGAGGCTTTCACGGTTTACCGTAGTCCGCAGGCTTATATGAGCGTAAACGTCGTATCTAACCTACAAGTACAGGTAGCGATCTACGGCTTTATGGCAACTATCGCAAAAATGCCTAACGGTATTGTTAGATACTTGAAGGCATAAGCAAAAAACTAATAGTCGGTAGGGCTCTTAGCCCTTTGAGCCCTACCGGCCTCTTTTAAGATAGGAGTAAAGATGCCAGCTACATACGTCACCGAGGCAGAGCTACGCGCGAACCTTGGCATAGAGAATCTTTACTCAAGCGATATAGTCGAGACGTGCTGCCAAACGGCGCAGGATCTCCTCAATCAGTTTTTATGGTTCGCCTCAGCTCCGGTAGTAGGCGTAACTCTACAAAATAATGTAATTACCGCGATGGTCGCTAACCCTATGATCTTTACTACCGGGCAGTCTGTAACCTTGAGTGGATGCGGCTCAACCTTTAACGGTACCTACACGATCACCGGTACAATCCCTTGGTCAGCTGGCACTACATCACAGCTACCATCGATCGTATGGAATAACACTTACTTTAATTGGCCTAACGGTTACAGCTTTATCCAATTCGCCAAGACCGGCGCTAACGTTAATTTTCAGCGCGTACTACCTTATGGCTCAGCCGTAGGAGCAGATACAAAGACAAACTCATACGCTACGACTCCGGCTATCCGTGAGGCAGCGATGATCCTTGCAGTCGATATTTTCCAAGCTCGCCAAGTATCCCAAACCGGTGGAGTAACGATCGATGGCTTTAGCCCGTCGCCTTATCGGATGGGTAACTCAATGATCGGCAAAATCAGAGGGCTTATCGCCGGTTACCAAAATCCCGGAAGTATGGTCGGATAAATGCCAGCCGCGATAACTACACTCCGAGCCTCACTCGCTACAGCTTTAGCAAATGCTAACGTTTGGAATACCTACAGTTTTCCACCGCCAACCATAACGGCAAATAGCGTAATCGTCGCTCCGGCAGATTTATACATCACTCCGAGTAATAATTCTTATGCAAGTATTTCGCCATTAGCGAACCTAAAAATTATTATGACGGTGCCGATGCTGGACAATCACGGCAACCTTAACGGTATAGAAACTTTAGCGGTAGCAGTTTTTAATAAACTTACAGCATCAAATATTGTAATGAATATTGGCGGTATGTCGGCTCCCTCAGTACTTGAAGTACAGAGCGGTACCTTACTCACTGCCAGTTTTGACATATCCGTACTAACGAGCTGGAGCTAACTAATGCCATATACAGAGGATGACCTAAAGTTTTTGCGAAAGATCGGACAGATCGTAGACGAAGCTGCACCGATCAAAGTAGCAAAAGAAAAACCAACTACACAAACAACAGAGAGCGAGGAATAGGTCAATGGCCGTATTCTTGTCAAACGGGGTTCAGGTCGTACTAAATAGCGTAGACCTATCCGATCACGTAACGAGCGCAACAATTAACCGCGTATTTGAGGAGCTTGAAATTTCTGCGATGGGGGACACCGCGAGAAAATATACCAAGGGCCTCGAGACCTCAACCATTACGCTAGATTTTCTAAACGATAATCTAGCCTCAGGTGCTGGATCTGTACGAGCTGCACTACAAGCTGCGTGGGGTACAACAGTGCCTATCACACTTAAGCAAACTAACGCAGTCGTATCTACAACAAATCCGGAATATCAGAGCACAATTTTGGTAAACAACACTACAGATATTAATGGCGCTGTCGGAGATATCAGTAGTCAATCAATTACATTTACTTGTAACTCACCTATCGTCGTAGACACCACACCATAACAAATTAGAAAAGGGGCAAAAAATGGCAAAACTCAAAATAACAAGGGTTACCGGTGAGGTTACTGAGCATCAAATTACGCCGCGTATTGAATATGCCTTTGAATTGCACGTAAAGAAAGGCTTTCACCGAGCTTTTCTTGAGGATTCTAAACAGACTGATCTCTATTTTTTGGCGCACGAGTGCCTTAAAATGGCAGGGGTAGTAGTTAAACCTTTTGGACCGGACTTTTTAGATACTCTCGTTAAGGTGGAAGTACTCGACGACGAACCTTTAGATTAGGGCGAGACTCCCTAACCTATCAGGTAGCCCAGCTATCTATACGGTTAGGGATCTCGCCTCAATCGGTGCTCGATCTCGATGTAGATATGTATAAGATGTTAATACAAGTGTTAAACGATCAAGCTAAGGAGGCCGAGCAATATGCCAATAGAAGTAAGAGGCGTTAAGCAGACTATCAAGGCCATCCGTAAAGTAGATCCGGAATTACTTAAAGAGATGAACGCCGAAATTAAGGGCGTAATGATGCCGTTACGCGATAAGGCTCGAGGATATGCTCCATCACCTCAGCCGGATAACCTTTATGCGTGGAACGAAAACACGGTAGGTAAAACTATTACAGCTCGTAACTCGGCTTTTAGAAACTTTAACACTGAGGGTCGAGTGAGGCTCTTTCCGCTTTACGATCACGCTACGGTAAAAAAAGGAATCTACTACTCACAGTCCGGCGGTCAAAAGAATCGCAACGGCTGGAGGGCTCTTTACTTTGTAGGTAATAAATCTGCCGCTGGATCTATCTATGAGACAGCCGGCCGCGCCGAGACCACATCCCGTAAAGGCTACCGATCAAATAATCCAGGAGCCGGCGAGCACTTTGTAAGCCGTATGGGTCCTCTTTATGGCAATAAGCGCGAGGAGCGCGGCCGTATGATCTTTAGAGCGTGGCACGAGGATCAGGGTAAAGCTCAAGCGGCGGTCATCCGCGCTATAGAGAAAACGATAGCTGCATTTAATCAAGGCCGATACGGAAAGGCCGCATAATGGCAACTCTACCTAGTTTAGTCGTAAGCGCGGTTACGACCTTTGACGGTAAAGCTTTAACTAAAGGTACTAAACAAATTGGAGCCTTTGAGAAAGGCGCAAAAAAACTAGGCGCTACTTTCGCCGCTGCCTTTAGCGTGCAGAAAATATCTCAATTCGGTAAGGCTGCCGTTCAAGCCTTTGTCGAGGATGAAAAGGCCGCATCACGTTTAGCAATATCGGTAAAAAATCTCGGCTTAGCCTTTGAGACTCCACGCATCGAGGAGTTTATATCTCAACTATCTCGCGCCTCAGGGGTGACCGACGATCAGCTCCGTCCATCGATGCAGAAACTATTGACCACGACGGGCTCAGTAGCCAAGTCCACAGAGTTACTGACTCAAGCTTTAGATATAAGCGCCGGTAGCGGTGTCGCTTATGAAACCGTCGTAAACGATTTATCACTAGCATACGTAGGGCAGACTCGAGGCTTGCGTAAATACTCGCTAGGCTTAACTCAGGCCGAGCTTAAAACGATGAAATTTGCCGATGTACAGGATAAACTTAATAACCAATTTTCCGGAGCTAATGCAGCTTACCTAGATACTTACGCTGGCAAAATGGGTATTTTATCTAACGCTGCAGGTGAGGCTACCGAAACGATCGGTAAGAGTTTGATGGAAAGTTTGTCATTATTAGCCGGAGACGGTAATACGATCCAGCCCTTAGCCGATGGGATGCAGGATCTCGCTACATATACCGCCGAAGTAATTACCGGTATATCGACCTTAATCGCAAAATTTAAGAGTTTGCCGGGAGTAGATAAATATATAACCGAGATATGGCCAGAGATTCTTAAGCGCAGTATGTTCGGTCAGCTCGGAGAGTTCTTTCGCAGATTTGGAAAAGAGGCCGTCCCAGCCGGTATGGGCGGTTATCCCAGC